GATTGGCAGAACCGTTATTTATTAGATACTGCCGGTAATATATCAAGTGATTGGACAAACAGAGTTAATCTCGATTCGTCAGGTAACACATCTATAAATTGGGAAAACCGTCGAGCAGACGACACCGGAGGTAATCCATCAATAGACTGGAGTGGTACTTCTGGACTTAATATAGTAAATTATCGACCTACTATTGAAATTTCAAATGAAACTTCTCAAGATGAATTTATTGCAACCACAACCGGGTTTGGTAGTATAGCTTCTAATTTTGCTGGTAAACTTATAGAGGTTGGCCCAAATATTGATTTGGCAGTAACAGCATCAAATACTGTATTTTTAGATACAGATGGTGTATGGAAACTAGCAGACCAATCAACAGATAATACTACAAAACTTTTAGGAATTTGTACTAATGGGTACGTTAGAGGTGGTATCTTAATAGATGGAATAGTTACTGTAACAACCTCATCTGCTATTATAGATGTACCATATGTAAGAGGAAGTAACTTTTACGGTATGCCTGTATATTTAACCGGATCACAGTCATCCCTTACTACAACTAAACCAACCTCAGGATATGTGAGAGTGGTAGGCCATATGTACTACAACAGCGCAACAACACCTGACTATTGGATAATGAAATTTAACCCATCTAACGATTGGTATGAGATATGAGTAACGTAAGCAAAATAAACGGTTTTCAAATAACAGCAGAGAGTGCTTCATTTGCATCTACGGCTTCATTTGTCAACCCACTTAATCAACAAGTAGTAATTACAGGTTCAATTACACAGAATGCTTCAACAGCTTCATTTGGTGGAATAGTTGGAATTGGAACAACTACCCCAGCTCATAGTCTTCATATATCTACAACCTCAACCCAACCAAATATAATTGGAACTAATTCAGCCCCAGTATCTATGAAAATAGGTCATGGTTATGATCTTGGATCTAGTAATAATATTACTTCAAAAATAGAATTTAATCATAATGCTGGAACGAATTTTTATGCAGATGATATAATATTTAGCACTTCACCCTCTACTACTTTACCTTCTAATTCAGATTCATCAATTGAACGAATGCGTATTACTTCAACAGGTAATACTCTTATAACTGGTTCATTAACTATAACAGGAAGTCAAGTAATAACTGGTTCATTACGTGGAAATGTATCCACACTTTCCATTTCATCAAATACTGCTTCACTTAATATGTCTTTTGGTAACTTCTTTATTTTAAATTTAGTAAATGGAGCAAACACCCATATTAACCCAACTAACCTACAACCAGGACAAACAGTCAATATTAGAGTAAATCAAGGTTCAGCTGGAACAGGTACAGTAAGTTTTCCATCTACCGTTGATCAACCAAGTGGTTCTGCATATACTGGTTCACAAATATCAAACGCAATTGATATTGTAACAATGATTACATTTGATTCAACAACAGTATTTTTAAGTTCTGTAAGAAATATGATATAAGTTATGTTTACACCATTTGCATTTATTCAACCTTTATCTTTAGTACTACCAACCCCTGGGATAATAGTTAATGGTTATTATATAGGAGGTGATTTTAATACATATGCTACTAATACCAACCCATATTTTAGAGTTTTAGATTCAAGTGGATCCCAGGCTAGTAATTTTAATCAAGGTGACGGTTTAAATGGCACTGTATACACTTATAGCATACAATCTGATGATAAATTAGTACTAGGAGGTATATTCCTTAACTATTCAGGATCATCCCAACCATATATAACCCGAATTAATACAAACGGAACTAGAGATACTACATTTAATATAGGTACAGGTTTTAATAGTGGTGTAGTTACATTGGGTATAGATTCATTGGGTCGTATAATAGCTGGCGGATCATTAAGTTCATATTCTGGTTCAACACAGAACAGAATAACTCGAATTAATTCTAATGGAACTAGAGATACTACATTTAATATAGGAACTGGTTTCAACGGTAGTCTTAGTAGTTTATCAATACAAACAGATAATAAAATAATAGCCTCTGGAGCATTTACATCATATTCAGGCTCGTCATCCGGTGCAACTCGTATAATACGTTTGAATACTGATGGGACAAGAGATACAACTTATAATGTTGGCACCAGCGGATTAAATGGCCAAGCAAATTATATGGTGTCACAATCCGACGGTAAAGTAATAGCTGTAGGTAATTTCACTTCATATTCAGGCTCATCAATAAACCGAATTGTAAGACTAAACACAAATGGTACTCTAGATACAACATTCAATATAGGAACTGGATTTAATAGTGAGGTAAATTCATTAGCAATTCAATCCGATGATAAAGTAATAGTTGTAGGTAATTTCACTTCATACTCTGGTTCAAACATAAATCGAATTGTAAGACTAAATACAAATGGTACTCTAGATACAACATTCAATATAGGAACTGGAATTGGTGGTGTTACACCAACAGTAGATAGTATTGGAATCCAATCTGATGGAAAAATATTAATACAAGGTCAATTTACCTCATACTCAGGATCGTTAGCTGTAAGAACTATTAGATTAAACACTGATGGTACTGTAGATACTTCTTTTAATCATGGGATAAATTCATCTACTCGTCCAAATATAATATTACAACTACCTAATAATAATATTGTTGTCGGAGGTAATTTCACAGGGAATAATATAGATTCATTAACCTTTTTAAATACTACTGGCAGCACTACTTCTAATAGTATAATAGCCTCTAATGGGTTTTGGTTTAATATACGCGACCTAAAAGCACAAACTGATGGAAAAATTATAACTGGTGGAACTTTTACATATTATTCAGGATCATCTCGAAATTATATAACTAGAATAAACCCTAACGGAAGTATAGATGCCTCTTTTAACATAGGAAATGGTTTTAACAGTACTGTAAATTCATTAACATTACAAACAGATGGAAAAATTATAGCAGGGGGATCATTTACTTCATACTCTGGTTCAACACAGAACAGAATAACTCGAATTAATTCTAATGGAACTAGAGATACTACATTTAGTATAGGAACTGGTTTTGGTGGTGGTCTTAGTAGTTTATCAATACAAACAGATAATAAAATAATAGCTGGAGGTGATTTCACTTCATATTCTGGTTCAAACATAAATCGAATTGTAAGACTAAATACAAGTGGTACTATAGATGCTACGTTTAACGTAGGAACTGGATTTAACAATACTGTAAATGCATTAGCTATCGACTCTTCGAACCGTATAATAGCCGGTGGGGCCTTGACTTCATACTCTGGTTCAAACATAAATCGAATTGTAAGAATAAATACAAATGGTACTCTAGATACAACATTCAATATAGGAACTGGATTCGGAAATAACTCAGTAACCTCATTAGCAATCCAAACCGATGGAAAAATTATAGCAGGGGGATCATTTACTTCATATTCCGGTTCATCAACAAATCGAATTATAAGACTAAATACAAATGGTACTATAGATGCAACATTCAATGTAGGGTCTGGAGCTAATGGAGAAGTATCCAACATAACATTAGACCCAGAAACGCAAAAAATCTTAATAGGTGGAGGATTTACTACATATTCAGGCTCAACAGTAAACCGAATTGCAAGACTAAATACAAATGGTACTATAGATACTACATTTGTTCCTACAGGATCTGGTTTTAACAACGTTGTACGTATAATTTTGCCATATATATATTAATGTAAAACAATTAAATTTATGACACTTAAAGAATTTTTACAAGACAAAACTTTAACAGCAGTTGAATTAGTTGATTTTGATTACAACCAAATCATCAATGTTTATGTTGATGGAGCAGGATATGGATTAAAAATCGACACTTCAAATATACCTGCAGGTACACCTTTAGACTATCGAACAGATTTTACATTGGATGGAGATACACTATCTGTAAGTGATTTCTCTATCAACATAAATGATGTTGAAATGCTTTAAAATTTAATATTTATAATAAAACTAAATGGCTAAAGTTTTATCTAAAACTGGAATAGTAACTGGAGAACAAGTTGATGCTTGGCATGTTACCCAATCAATTGATGCTTTTACTAAAGTTGAAGCATACGATATAACTGTGTCTGGCTCATTTACTTTAACAGGAAGTTTAAGATTAAGCGGAAGTTTAATAGGAAATACAACAGGCACTGGTGGTCAAGGTGGTTATGGCGGATCTGGAATCATAATAATTACTAGTTGGTAATTTGGATTTTATATAAATACTTCTTATTATATCAAGAAACGGTTACATATGACACGAAAATTAGACAAAGAACATTTAGATGCAATACAAGAGTTACGAACAGGGTTTTCTGAGGTTGCATCTTACATCGGCAATGTATCAATTGAAAAACAACTATTAAAACGGCAACTAGAACAACTTGCTGAACAAGAAACTCAATTATTAGCTCGATTTGATAAATTACGAAATGATGAATCATCCTTACTAGAAAAACTTAAAGAGCGGTATGGAGACGGTGAAATAAATATTGCTGCCGGCACATTTACTCCTGTTGGTCAGTAACATTAGCATTATATTTATAATAAACAAATCATAGGAGTAATTTAATGGCAGAAAGAATTGTGTCACCAGGCGTATTTACGAACGAAGTAGATCAATCGTTTTTAGCTGGTGGCGTTGCTGCAATAGGTGCAGCAATAGTAGGTCCAACTGTGAAAGGACCAGCACTAATTCCTACGCAAATAAGAAATTATAGCGATTTTGTAGCAACATTTGGATCATATACAGATGATTCATATGTGCCATTTGTCGTTCAAGATTATTTACGTAACGGAAGTGTAATCACAGTAACTCGTCTTTTATATGAAGATGGGTATAAATTAACAAATGGAGCATTAGCAATCATTGCAGCTTCGGGATCTGGCGCATCTAAAGTAGAAGTAGTAACACATGTACTTCATCCAGTGCAAGCAGTAGAAGCAGATGGTGCTACACCAATATTTGAAAATTCAGTGTTAACTGATGCTGGGTCAGGATCATTTGCAATTAAAATATCCGGATCTAGTGCAGTTGCATCAACCGATGCTGCCATTGGATTTGATGGATCATTCCTAGTATCACAAGATACTGCGATATCCGCTTCTATTAATCCAAATGCTAATAACTATTTAGCTAAAGTATTTGGAACTGGTCCTAAATCGGTAGACTATCCAGCATATGTATTGTATGAAAATCCGACTGCATTTGCTGCATTTGCAAATCCAGGCAATATTACTACGAAACTAGCAATAATTTCAAACTATGAATTGCTAACTGATTATGGTAATTTAGATGGTAAAGCTGCTACTCCATGGATAACATCACAAAAAGTAGGAGTTGTATCTAAAGACTTGTTCCGTTTCTATGCATTAGCAGATGGTACATCAGTTAACCATGAGGTTAAAGTTGGTATTCGAGATGTACGTACTTCAGCTGAAGTTTCTGATCCATCTGGATATGGTACATTTACTGTGGAAGTTCGACGAGTTAATACTAATAATATTCCAAACTCACCATATTCATCTCAAGACACAGACCGAAATCCTGATATTGTTGAAGTATTTCAAAATGTCAATTTAAATCCAGATTCATCTAGATACATCTCTCGGGTAATTGGAGATCGTTATCAGATTGTGTCAGATGATAATAAAATTGTTCGTTACGGTGCATATCCAAACCTTTCAAAATACATCCGAGTAGAAGTAACAACTGGTGTTGAAACAAAAACAAATGATAAAAGTTTGATTCCATTTGGATTCCGTGCGTTGAATTCACCAATACCGATGCCATCTGGTTCTGTTAACTTAACTGCTACTACATATCTAACATCACAAGTTGTAACTACATACAACGCAAATAACTATTTTGGATTTAACTTTAGCAATGTTAATAACTTGAATTACTTAGCACCAGTACCAACATCTGGTTCAGTAACTGGTAGTAACACTGACTTTTATTTAGGTAATGTGAATCAAGATGCAGCTGCAGGTTTTCCTACAACAACATCACCATATTCCGGAAGTTTAGAAACAGCATTGACAACAGGTAATTCATACTTTACAGCTAACGTAGCACTTAGTACACGTAAGTTCATTGTACCGATGCAAGGCGGATTTGATGGGGCTAAACCAAACCTAAAAAAATACTCAGGACAATACATTACAAATGACAACACATTTGGATTCAATTGTTCAGGTACAAGCACAGCTGGAACAAAAGCATATAACAAAGCATTTGCATTGCTAAGTGATACTGATTACTATGACATTAACATGTTAGTAACCCCTGGTATTATTAATAGCGAACACAGCATTGTAACTAGTGCAGCAATTAACATGGTAGAAACTCGTCAAGATGCATTCTATGTAATGGATTCAAACGGATTAACAGAATCAATTCCTACCGTGGTTAATAATGTTACCACATTAGATACAAATTATACTGCAACATATTGGCCATGGGTTAGAATAGTTAATCCTGCTAAAAATGTGCCATTATGGGTTCCACCATCCGTTGTAGTACCAGGCGTGTTATCATTTAACGATTCTGTTGCCGCACCATGGTATGCACCAGCTGGATTGACACGCGGTGGTTTAACCACAGTATCAGATGTATATACTAACTTGAATCAATCAGATCGGGACACATTGTATGAAGCTCGCGTAAACCCTATTGCCAACTTCCCTAACGACGGAGTATGTATTTGGGGGCAAAAGACTCTACAAGGAATTCCAAGTGCATTAGACCGAGTAAATGTGCGTCGTTTACTGCTTACTGTGAAGAAGTTTATTGCATCATCTACTAGATACTTAGTATTTGAACAAAACACTGATGCAACACGTTTACGTTTCTTGTCAATTGTTAATCCATACCTAGATCAGGTAAAAGCTAAACAAGGATTATTTGCATTCCGTGTAGTAATGGATTCTTCAAATAATACACCAGATTTGATTGATCAAAATATTTTATATGGTCAAATCTTCCTTCAACCGACACGTACGGCTGAATTTATTATTTTAGATTTCAATATTCAACCTACTGGAGCAAGTTTCCCAGAATAGTATTTTAAATCTAATCATTAAAAGGTAGGACTTCGGTTCTACCTTTTTTACTTTGCTGATATTTATATAAAAAAGTAATGAAGGATACCAAATGGCATTAACACCAACTTTACCTGATATTAGTCAGAATGATTTATTTAATAGTGCGTTTTCGTGGGAACCGAAATATGCCAATAGATTTATTATGCAATTAGCAGGTACAAATATTCCGGCATATCTAGTTAAAGCTGCAGCTCGCCCTACTATAACAAATGGTGAAATTGTTCTAGATCATATCAATATTGACCGAAAAGTTAAAGGAAAATCTCGTTGGAGTGATGTTTCGATATCTATATATGATCCAATTACATCAGAAGGCGCTCAGGCAGTAATGGAATGGGTACGTTTCCACCACGAATCATTAACTGGTAGAGATGGATATTCTACTGATTATAAACGCGATTTAGAATTTTATGCATTATCAGCATTAGGTGAAAAAATTGAAAACTGGACTTTAAAAGGAGCATTTATTTCAGATGCAAACTTTGGAAACATGGATTGGGGAACAGAAGAAGCGATGATGATTGAATTAACGCTTAAATATGATTACGCAATTCTTCAATACTAATATTGATATTATACTATTTAATGGGGGCAGTTGTCCCCATTTTTTATGTTCAAACATATTTATTTAAAAGAAGTTATAAGGAGAATAATGAGTGCAATGACAGATCGAGTAACCAATCAAGATTTAATACAACTTGCTAAAAAACAGTATGAAGACAGCAAACGAAGCAGTATTCCTAGCGAATTAATTCGTTTAGTTAGCAACGGAATGGTATATCCAAAAGATCATCCATTACGTGATGGTACTATTGAAATGCGGTACATGACAGCATATGATGAAGATATTCTAACTAATCCATCATATATACGAGAAGGCGTTGTATTAGATAAATTGTTAGAATCATTGATAGTAACTCCTGTAGATTATTCAACTATTTCGCGCGTAGACAAAAATGGATTGATTATCTCAGCCCGTATATTAAGTTACGGAAAGGATTATCCAGTTCAAGTAACAAATCCTAAAACAAGTAACACGTTGCAACGCATTGTCGATTTAAACAAATTAAAACATTCAGAATTCAATTTAGTTTCTGATGAAAATGGTGAATTTGATTATGAACTAACAAATGGAACTAAATTAAAATTTAAATTTTTGTTAAACAATGATAATGTAGATTTATCTATTTCAAAATTTTTAGAACATACTATTTGTCAAGTTAATGATTCTCGATCAAAAACAGACATTGATGATTTCATTCGATATAAATTTTTAGCATCTGAATCTAAAAAATTCCGGAATTATATGAGTGATAATACACCGAGTGTTGTATTAGAATATGAATTCGAAGGTGAAGATGGGGACACCTTCACTGCAATGTTTCAAATTGGAGCAGACCTTTTTTGGTTTTAAACCAGAAGACCGCGTACAACTTCATGAATCTTTATTCAATCTAGTTTGGTTTGGTCAAGGTCGATGGACATGGTCTGATTTATACAGTATGCCAGTGTATTTACGTAGATTCTGGATCAATAAAGTCAATCAGATAATTGAAGAAGATAAACAACGTCATGAGAAAAAGAAAGCCAAAGCGTCTGCTTCTAAAAAACCTATCGTAAAATCTCCATTGTAAATATTTATAATAAAGTACGATTTATATGAATTTGCATCGAGATCAACTAATTAGTCGCTTAAAACAACAACCAAGGCATGGACAGGCAGTTGATCCATTAAGCCAAGTAACAGCTGGTCTTAAACAGGTATTTGATTTATATAAAGTCGGCGGCGATGAAATTATCCGTTTAAATGTATTTGGTAAACTAGCAGATCAGATTAGTGGAGTAGTACAAAATTTATCAATACTTCAAGATCTAAATCAAGAGTTATCAGAAGGATTTAATATTAATGGAGAAAACGCTGCTAAATTTGGTGTTAAAATTGATAAAATATCACGCGAATTAGGAACTAATTCACAAAAGAATAAACAATATGCTGTTGAATTAAGAAATTTATTTGTTGGCACTACTAAGATATATAATAATACTACCGGTGCTGGTGCAATGTTATTGAAACAAAGTGAAGCATTGCGAAACCGATTAGGATTAACCGCAGAAGC